GCCTTGTCCGCGTTGCGGTGGGTTTCAGGATCTAAAATGGAATCCCAGCGACCAAGCGGGCTACGGGCTCAAAGCGATCAAAGATTCCGAGGGTCGTGTTACGGAGGTCTATTACGAGTGCGAGCATTGCCACGGTAAGATCCACAATCACGAAAAAGCATTCATGCTTCAAAATGGGTATTGGAAACCGACGGCTAAATCGATCTCACCATATTTTATTTCGAGGCATATCAATTCGCTTTACTCCCCCGTGGGCATGCTTTCATGGGAGGACTTTTGGGATAAATATGAGGATGCTCTAAAAGACCCGGACGGCCTTCGATCATTTACAAACTTGTACTTGGGGCTACCTTATCGCGAGACTGGCTCACGTCCGAAAATCGAAAATGTTATCGAGCTCCGGCGACCGTATCGATCGAGCACAGTACCCGAAGGCGTGCTTTATCTCACCGCCGGGGTCGACGTGCAACAAGGATCTAAACGAGATAAAAAGAACCCGGCACGCCTCGAGCTCGAGATATGCGGGCACGGGGCTGGCTTCAAAACTTTCTCGATTCTGTACACACGATTCGAGGGTCCGGTCGACGACTACGCCGCCGGAGCTTGGGCGGACCTAGACGAGTTCATTCAAAGCGGCGGTTTCGTTTTCAAACGCGCCGACGGCCGTGAGTTCCCAGTGATGATGATCTTTGTAGACTCGGGCGACGGTGTCACAATGGATCAAGTTTACCAGTGGTGCGGGTCTAAGCGGAATACTTTCCCGACCAAGGGGACTCGGCAACTCAAAGCGGCTAAGGGCGCGGACACTATGGAGGCGTTCAACGTCCGTCGGTACAAACATACTAAGGTGCATGAGGATCTTATATTATATACGATTAGTACGAACTACTATAAGCACCATACGTATAACAACCTGAACAACACGTTTAGAAATCTCGACGACCCCGACCGCCCGGGCTTTTGTCAGTTCCCGCTTGATTATTCTGACGAGTATTTTGACATGCTCACCGCCGAAGAAAAACGATCCGATGGTTCATTTCACAACCCGAGCGGGCGGCGCAATGAAGCGCTAGATTGTAGAGTTCTAAACCTTTGCGCGGGTGATATTTACCTCGACTCGAAAGTATTCGAATTGAAGGTCGAATCTAAATCACGTGGCGCTACACCCAAAGACCTTGAGGCTATTAATCACAAATTTGTTTTGCAGTTGCTTGAAAAAGAGACCTCTAGACCACCGGTTGCGACGAAACCGTAAAAACGAACTTTATTCGGTCTGAAACCCGGAAAATCTTGACTTCGTAATTTTTCCGTTTAATGATTTCGTCATGAGTATCACAGATCCGACCTATAAAGCGGATTTAGAGGCCCGACTTGCGGCCAAGCGTGCTCAATTGCTGGCAACTCAAGCGGCGATACTTGAGCTAATCCCACAAAATATCGAAGAATATAAGCTAGATACCGGCGAGATGGAGCAACGTGCCCGCCGCCGCAAGGTCAAGGAATTGCAAGAGCTACAAGAGTCGCTCGAATCCGAGATTGATTCGATCTATCGCCGCTTAAACGGCGGCGCTTTGGTGTCTATGAACCTACGGAGAAAACGCTGATATGCCTAATCCCGTTGCAGAATTCTTCAGAAGATTATTCGGGCAAGGCGCAACTATCACCGAATCCACTGTAAAGCCCCGGGCGTTCTTAGGTAGCCGATCGGGATGGAATTCCACCGGTAGCAAATGGCCCGGCGGCCTCTCGGCCTCGGGTGCTACACCCTCGATCAATCACTGGCACGCTCGACGCAATGCACGCTCGGCTTATCTCGACTCTGTGCAAGCTCACGCGCTCGTACAGCGGCACGCGGATACGGTTGTTGACGTGGGTCTTAAACTCAAATCGCAACCAGTAGCGGCTATGCTAGGTATCGAGGAGCAGGCGGCGGCGGACTGGTCCCGTGATGTCGAGCGACGGTTTCATTTGTGGGCAAGCGACCGGGCGTCGAACCGCCAAGAGATCATGAATTTCTATCAGTTTCAGAGGCTGGTAGCGATAGCGCAACCGCGTGACGGCGAGTATTTTGTCAGGCTCCACTATAACAACCGTCGAGATCTCCAGAACCCTTTGCAGGTTGGTATGATTGAGCCAGGGGCTGTCCTCGGCGACACAATGACTCACACCGACGGGAGCATTAGCACCTTTTCTGATGGTATCGAACGCGACGCAGCCGGGCGCGAGGTTGCCTATCACGTGCAATCGTTCGAGGGCGGTGAGTATAAACAGATCAGGATCCCGGCTCGCGGAGCTCGCTCCGGGCGGCGGTTGATGTTGCATGGTTTCCAACCAGAATGGCCAAAGCAAATAAGAGGCTATCCGCGATTTTTCCACGCGCTTCAAGAATTCGAAAATGTCACTGATTTTTCGCTAGCCCATATCAAAAAGGCGATCAATCAGAGTAACATTACGATGTACGTCAAACCGAGCCAAGACGAGGCGGCTAGTAGCCCATTTCAGGGTGTGACTAATGACTCGCCGGCCGGATTTACACCGGAGCTAGTAGACGGACTAGGGAGCGGGTCTCCACTCGAGTCGACCTCTATACAGTATATCCCTGTAGAGGAAGCGACAATAGGCGCGCCCGGCTCGGTAGGTGTATTCAATCTACAGGGCGGTGAGGATCTCAAGTCGTTTCAAGACACCGCACCAGTTCAGGAATTCGGGCAGTTTGTCGATGCGTTCACAAGTCACCTAGCCGCTTCAATGTCTATGCCGTTGGAAGTTTTGCTTATGAAATTTGAGCAGAATTATTCTGCGAGTCGTGCGGCGCTGATCATGTTTTGGCGCATTGCGCAGATGTGGCGTGCTGAGATGGCGAGCGACCTTTTGAACCCAGTGTTCGAGGCTTGGCTATCAGGCGAGATTTCTGCGAGTCGTATCTCGGCTCCGGGATGGTCTGATCCCCGGCTCCGTCGCGCTTGGCTCAATTGCTCATGGGCGGGCGTACCAATGCCGAATATTGACCCACAAAAAACGGCAAAAGCCGATCAGATGTATGTCGAAATGGGAGCACAAACGTTGCAAGACGTGGCCCAAAATCTAAACGGTTCTGACATCGAATCAAATAAATCACAGATCGCTAGGGAGCTCGACGGCTTACCGAATCCCCCTTGGGGATCGGGCGCGGCGCAAGAGGCGCAAACAGCACAGGCGCAAGCCATGCAGAGCGACGGCGAGGACAACGAAGATAACGATCAAGACGACGATCAAGAGGGTGATGAATAATGGCAGATCCAACGATAGTAGCTTGTGCGGTTGATACTTGGGTGAAAGTGGCAACGTCGGTTGCGGCCGGGCAAGTCCATATCATTACCACCGCCGGTAGTGAGGGCGAGAATATCGTCTATCTCCAAACATACCGGATAACAGGCGGCGCGGCCCCGACTCTCAAAACCGAGGGGATCCCGTTGATCCAGTTGTCGACACCGATCGAGTCTTCATTCGACATCGATGTCTATATCATGGCGACCGGCGCGGCCGGGAGCATAAGGATCGACGTATGAGTCGTATAGGGCCAGGTGTCCCGCGCACAGTGCCGAGGGGTCAAGCGACCCTAACGGCCCCGGTGTCTTTGGCACCGGCGGCGGCGGATACATATGAGCCCGTGCCCGGTGTTTGGTCGGATGGCAACTGCTATCAGTTCACTACCTCGGCGGCGGGCGTGCTCGAGTACTCCGGGTCTAGCGGCCGTGCGTTTTTGTTCAATGGGTCGTCGGACCTCGGTGTCAATGTCGCCGACACCGTGACATATGCCCTATATGTCAACGGCGTGATGGTACCGGGTGCGGAGACTCCGCATACATTCACAGCGCCGGCGAAAACGGAGGGTATCTCGATCACTGCGATAATTACACTTAACGCGGGCGATCAATTGCAAGCGTACGCCAAATCGACCGCCGGAAATCGTATTGACATAGCTACGCTAAGGCTAACCGCTTGGGGTGATGTATGACTAAAATAGGGACAGGATATGAGCCCGGATTTTTGCCCGCGCCACAATGGCGAGATGAGAATTTTGATCCTTTGGCGATTACGATCCCAGGTAATAACAATGCTCCTTCGGCTTTGAATGTGCCCGG